AGCGGCGACCGCCACAGAAGCCGCTGCGCCCGCTGTCGCGATCAAGGTGGCCCCGTTCTTCGCGACAGATGTGGTTACGCAAGCGGGCTTCCAACTGTATCGGGATGTCGACGGCGTGTTGGTCGCCGACGGCACGCACAACACCGCAGCCGTTGTTGCAGTGCCCAACGTGACAAACGGTTACTGCGCAATCCTTACGAATGAGTTGATGTCGCTCGATGCCGACGGCGGCTATCGCGGCGTCATTGTGTGGGACACAGGCGGCGCGACCCCGCAGTATTTCTCAGACGAGGTCACCGTGGCACCTAATGCCGTGCAGCTAGACATGACGCAGGAAGTCCCGACGACAAACGCGGCCGGCACCGTTGGCGATGCGTTGAACGCCGCCCGTGCACAGGGCTTCGGCAAGTGGGTCAAGGATGGAACGACGCTGACGCTGTACGGTGCGGATGGATCGACGATCGTTCGCACGTTCACGCTTGATGACGCCAACGCGCCTACGTCGCGCGTGTGACCCGTGCTTGTAACGCAGGGCTTCGGCTCTGGCTCGCTGATATTGCAGGGCTACGGCCCTGCGCTGACGGAAATCGCCGGTGGCGCCATTGCGCTAACCGAAGCAGCCGACATCGTCGCCATCACGGCGAATGCGGTCGGTACGACGGGCACGATAGCGCTTACGGAAGCGCCGGACACCATCGCGGTCGTAGGGGCCGCCGCTGGCACGACGGGTGCGATTGCGCTCATCTCTGGCTCGGACACGCTCGCAATTCGCGTGGAGCGTGTGTCCAGCGGCTCCATCGTCACGCAGGGCTACGGCGGCGGCTCGCTGCTGTTGCAAGGCTATGGCGCTCAGGCGGCCGAGACTCCGGTGGAGGAGCCGCCCACGGAGCCGCTACGCGGAGGCCGCCCGGTCGGCTTCCTTCGCAGACCGATGTATGTCCGTGCGGTGTCCGTGTACGGACGCGAGCGCCGGGACGCCTGCGCCATCCGGTGCGCTGTGGATTGGTCGAACGATGAAAACGAGTTCTTGTCGCTGACGACTACAGGCTAAGGCTATGGAACAGAAACGAGTACCGCTGCAAATAAAGTCGCTCAACGACCGCGAGTTCGAGGGCTACGGCTCGATCTTCGGTAACGAAGACCTCGGGGGCGACATTGTCGTCAAGGGCGCGTTCACGAAGTCGTTGAAGCGCCACCAGAAGGAAGGCTCGCTGCCTCTCATGTTCTGGGCACACGACCCCGCGCAAGTGCCGGGGATGTGGACCGAGATGTCCGAGGACGGACGAGGGCTGTACGTCAAGGGCGTCCTTGCGGATACGCAGCTCGGCAACGAGGTTCGCACGCTGCTTGGGATGAAGGCCGTTCGTGGCCTCTCCATCGGCTTCTCGATTCCGCCCAAAGGGCTGGATTACGACGAGGACGGGCGGCGACTAATCAAAGAGGCCGAATTGTGGGAGGTGTCCGTGGTGTCCCTCCCGATGAATCCGCGCGCACAGGTATCGCACGCGAAAACGAGGTTGAGCGCGGCGGGCGAATACGTCCCGACGACAAAGGAATTGAGCAACGTCAAGCGTGAGCTTGAAACGTGGTTCAAGGCGCGCGGCTTTAGCAAGGCCGCTGCGACGACTTACGCGAGCATGGCTTTTAAGGATGACGAGGGCGCGACGCTCAAGGCATCCCTTCTGGAGGACGGGGCGACCCCGGACGCCGACGAAGTTGCGCTCGCAAAACGGCTGGCCGAAGTGGCTGACGGCCTGACCGCGACGATTGTCAACCGAAGGCTAAAAGTCGCCTGACCCAGCCGCAAGACCTGGAAACCCAACCCGCCTAGTGCGGGTTTTTTATTGCCCGTAGGAGGCAGAAACAATGTCGAATCAGATCGTGGAGGCCATCGACAAGGTTGCCCAGACCTTCGAGACCTTCAAGGAAGTCTCTGAGCAGCAGCTCGCCGAGGCCGAAAAGAAGCACGCGTCCCGCGCGTCCGAGCTCGCGCAGACGCTCGAAAAGATCAGCGCGGACCTCGACGCCAGCGTCAAGGAACGCCGCCTGCTTGAGGCGAAGTTCAAGGCGCATCAGGACCGCGTCGAGATCCTCGAAGCCCTCCAGGACCGCCCGCGCGGCACGGTGCAGGAGAAGGCCAAGAACGAGCTGGCCGAGTCCTTCGCCAAGTGCGTCCGCTCGGGCTTCAAGGACATGCAGGCGAACCACGACTACAAGCAGTCGCTCGCCAAGGCTGTCGAGGTTAAGGCGGTCAACATCACCACGGCAGCCGAGGGCGGCTACGCGGTGCCGGAGGAGATTAGCCGCAATATCGAGTCGCTGATCCTGAAGCAATCGGACGTCCTTGCGGACGTGAAGATGGTTCAGGTCGGCACGAGTGACTACAAGGAACTCGTCTCGATCCACGGCACGTCGTCTGCGTGGTCCACGGAGTCGGGCAGCCGCTCGGAAACCGGCATCGCGAACCTGCGCGAGCGTGCGCCGACGTGGGGCGAGTTGTACGCCTATCCGAAGGTGTCCAACTGGTCGCTGGAGGACATCTTCTTCAACGTCGTGGACTGGCTGACCAACGATGCCGCGCAGGGCATGTCGAAGAATCTCGACAGCGCCGTGTACAGCGGCAACGGTTCGGGCAAGCCGACGGGCATCTTCAATGGCGCCCCGGTCACGACCGCTGACTACGCCTCGCCGCTCCGTGCGGCGGCGGTGATTCAGTACGTCAAGGCCGATGCGAAGTCGCCCCAGCAGGTGAACGCCGACGACCTGATCGACCTCGTGTACACGCTGGCGCCGGGCTACCGCTCGAACGCCAAGTTCTACATGAACACGGTCACGCAGGGTCACGTCCGCAAGCTGAAGGACACGACCAACAACTACATCTGGCAGCCGTCCCTCCAGGCCGGTCAGCCGGACCGTCTGTTGGGCTACGAAGTGCGGACGTGGGAAGACCTCGGCAACCCGACCACGGACGGCGCTTACCCGGCTGTGTTCGGCGACATGCGCCGGGCGTACCTGCTCACGTCGCGCACGGGCCTGGCGATCGACCAGAACCCGTATGCGGCCATCGGGTACACGTCGTTCTACATCCGCAAGCGCTACGGCGGCTGCGTGCTGAACAACGACGCGATCAAGGTGCTGAAGATCGAGGACTAACCTCGGGTGAGGGCGGGGGCAGCAATGCCCCCGCTCTTTATGCGCCAAGCATTCAGCTACGAAAACAAGTTCCTTGGTCAAGCTCCAGAGACTAGAGGCGGACTGGAATTGCCCGGTCGTGGTGGCCGCGACGGGGCCGAGCCTGACTCCCGAGGTCGCCAGCGTCGTAAGGCGCGCAAGATGGCCGCAGGAAAAGTGCCGCGTCGTCGCGGTTAATGACGCCTACCGGCTCCTGCCGTACGCAGACGCTCTGTACGCGTGCGACGAGAAATGGTGGCGCCTGCACATAGGCGCTGTCCGAAAGTCTTTCCACGGGGCGCTGTGGACCTCCCACGGCGCGGAACGGGACGACTCGAACAATAAGTCCGAGATGGACTGGCCTGATATGAACTTCGTGGCCGGACGGCACGGCGACATGTTCTCGACCGATCCACGACGCATCGTGTACGGGTCGAACAGCGGGTTCCAGGCGATCAATCTGGCCATCCTGAAGGGCGCGACAAAGGTTGTGCTCGTCGGGTTTGACATGGGCGGCCGCGGGCACTTCTTCGGGGACCACCCCGAGGGGTTGCACAACCGCACGAACTACTACGCGTTCCTGCCGGAGTTTCGCAACGCGGCCCGGAGCTGTCCGGTCCCAGTGATTAATGCCACGCCGGGGAGCGTCTTGGATTGCTTCCCAAAGATGGCCTTAGAGGACGCACTTGCGGACGATAGTTTGCTGCGGCACCGGCCCGTCGATCACGGCGCGGCAGGTGCAGGTTGCGCGGGATAAGGGCTTCACGCTCTACGCTTGCAACGACGCATTCCGGCTAGCTCCAGACGCAGCATTGCTGCACGCCTGCAATTACCAGTGGTGGGCCGCGCGGTGGGAGGAGGTCAAGAGGCTCCCCGCCGAGAAGTGGACGACTAACGGCAAGGCGGCGGCAGAGTTTGGGCTGCACTGGCTTGCTGAAGTGAACAAGCCGGGCTTGTCGACGGACCCCAGCATTCTGCACCACGGCCATTCAAGCGGCTATCAGTTGGTTGGGCAGGCGTGCCGCAACGGCGCAGAGCGGATTGTGCTGCTGGGCTACGACATGAAGTTCGCGCCGGACTACGACGGGAAGGTCAAGCAGGTTGGCTCAGGGCCTCGCCATTTTTTCGGCGAATACGAGCCGGCGTTGCAGCACTGGCCGAGCGTCAAGGTCCAGGCGGGCGTGCATGTGGAATTGCTAGACCTGTATCGCTCCATCGCCCGGCAGGGGCTGGTGGAGATCGTGAACTGTACGCCGGACACGGCGTTGGATTGTTTCCCAAACAGGGACATAGATGCTGTCTGATGATGAGATGAGGGCTCGCATGGCAAACGGCTGGCGGGCCGGAAGGCCCTTCACCGTTTGCGGCAATGGGTCACTTCCAGAGGCAACGGCGAACATCCGCCGAGTCCTGCCGGAGTGGACCCGGAAGTACGGCATAGCCGTCGTGAACGATGCCGGCGCGGGCGACATGCAGTGGCGCGACGGGCTCAAGTGGGACGTGGAATATCGGCCCTTCGATCTGTTCCCGCGCAAGCACGAGGTTGCGTCGCTCGACGTCACGACGGAGACGATGCCGCCGGCCGACCTGATCCTGTGCCGGATGGTGCTCAATCATCTGGACGACGAGCGCGTAGTGATGGCGCTCGCGCGGTTTCGCGAGTCGGCGAAGTATCTGGCCGCGACGCACTTCATCGGGGGCGGGGCACAGCGGTCTACGCAGTTCTCGCGGCTCGACCTGGCCAAATGGCTAGGCGAGCCGAT